TGGCTCGCCGGGTTCAACCTGACGGCTGGGGCAGGGGGAGAAATCCCCCTGTCTTCTAAACATTTCACTTGCGGGAATGCTTTGAAGACAGGCATAATGCCTGCGCCAACCGGGGTCATCCGGTCCTACTGACTGTCCCGGCAGATCAGCACAAACAGTAGGGCCTTATTGTGCAGGAAGTAATTCCATGGCCTTTTCAACCTTTTCCGGCCCCATTCGTTCTGGCCCTGTGCGCGAAGGCGCTGGCCGTAACACCGGGCTTGTGACCCTGGTTCAGTCCTACAATAGCGGCAACTTGACGGGTGCTGTGGTTGGTAACTTGGATACCGCCGCGTTTATCATCCCGCAAGGCTCTCAAATCGTTGATATTGTTGTGGATCAGACGGTTGCAGCTACCGCTGGTACCACCACGGTTTCTGTGGGTACGGCTTCTGGCGGCGCACAGCTTATGGCGGCGGTTGCCACCACGGCTGGCGGTCGCTTCCGTGGCACTGCTACCGCCGCTACGCAGGCAGCTTGGCAGACCTCCACTTCTGCTGACACAACCGTTTGGGTTCGCGTTGCGGTTGGCACCGCCACCCTCACGGCTGGTCAGTTTTATGTGACGGTTTCCTATGTCCAGCGCGCACCCAATGGCGCTCAGAATCCCACCAGCGCCTAATAGGTAAGGAGGGTTCTGCGTCATGCAGACAGATATTCTTGCTAGTGCCGTAGTGGTTGCCACTGGCGTTGTTAATGATCAGGCGGGTAGTGCCGTTGGCCGCACTCGCATCAAGGGCGTGTACATTGTTCCCCAAGCTGGGGCTGGCAGTGTAGTGTTCCGCGATGGGTCGGCTTCTGGTTCTACCAGAATGACGCTTAACACTTTGGCATCTCAGACATCACCAAGCTACTTCCTTCTTCCGGGGGAAGGCTTGTTGGTTCAAAACGGCATTCATTTGACGCTTTCGACCGTGGCTTCTGTGGTGGTCTTCTATGGCTAAGACCCCCGCGTGGCAGCGGAAGGAAGGGAAGAACCCTGCTGGCGGCTTGAATGCCAAAGGCAGGGCTTCTTACAATCGGGCCAATCCAGGAAAGCCTGGGTTGAAGCCACCGCAACCAGAGGGCGGATCTCGGCGGGATAGCTTCTGTGCCAGGATGAAGGGCATGAAGAAGAAGCTTACCTCAGCCAAGACCGCCAATGATCCAAACAGCAGGATTAACAAATCCCTGCGAGCATGGAAGTGCTGACATGACTGACACTCATGAAGCGGCAAAGAATGTGGTGGATGCCCTTTCAATAGGGACTGTGGTGGCTACATTGGCTGGCATTCTACCTAGCATTGCTGCGATCTTCACGATTGTTTGGACCGTTATCCGCATCTATGAGACCGATACGGTTCAGAAGCTTCTGGGGAAAAAGCCTCTTCCAGATGCCAGCAAAGACTGATTTGGCTGGGCAAAGCTCATGGAACTGCCCAAAATCACTCCGGTAATCCAGTTTGCCACCGCAGCCTTTGCGTTGGCAGTTGGCGGCTATAGCGCGGGTGAGAAGTTTGGGTGGTTCAAGAATGAGATCTTGGTTTGGTCTCCTGAGCATTTCAGGATTGAGCCAGCTAAGATTGGTCATCCTGTTACCGTAACAGTGGCTCGGATCAAGAAGCGGGACGACTGTTCAGTTGAGAACTTCGAGGTAACGGTGCGTGATGGTGCTGGCGTTATTCATCAAGCTACGCCAAGCATGACGCGCTTTGCCGGGCCTGCTGGTCCTGACATTGATACCTTCACTTATCTGCTAACCATTTCAGACAAAGAAGCCACCGCTCCCGGAAAGGCAACTTTGTTGGCGACCATTAAGTATAAATGCCCAGAAGGTGAACGCACGGTAACGTATCCTCGGCACCAAAATCTGACATTCATGTTGGAGAGATAGTGTGGAAGCAATTCTAAATCTTGTCCGTACTGTTGCTCCATCCATTGCGAGTGCTGTTGGTGGTCCTCTTGCGGGTATGGCTACTCGTGCCATTTCGGATGCTTTGCTTGGTAAGCCAGATGGTACTGAGCAGGAGCTTGAAAAGGCTGTTGCCTCTGCGACCCCAGAGCAGTTGTTGGCCCTGAAGAAGGCTGAACAAGAGTTTGCCGTGAAGATGCGCGAGTTGGACATTGACCTTGAGCGTATCTCAAATGAGGACCGCGACAGCGCACGGAACCGAGAAGTGTCGCTGAGGGATTGGACCCCTCGAGTTTTGGCTGGTCTGATTACCGTTGGGTACTTTGGTGTTCTGTTTTGGATGCTTCGCTTTGGCTTGCCAAATACCGGAAGCTCAGAGGCGCTTCTGGTTATGCTTGGGGCTTTGGGAACGGCTTGGGGTGGGGTTGTGGCCTATTACTTTGGTTCTTCTGCTGGGTCTAAAGAAAAGACCGAGGCTATGAACCGGATGGTGCGGAAATGAAAAGCAACTTTGAGCAATGCCTTGAGTTTGTCCTTCACCACGAGGGGTCGTGGTCCGATGACCCGCGAGATCCGGGCGGCGCCACTATGAAAGGCGTAACCCTGGCGGTTTATAGGGAATACCTTGGCCGGGATGCCAGCAAGGATGAACTGCGGAACATCCCACAAGAGCATCTGCTGAACCTTTACAAAACCCGGTATTGGGACAAGGCTCGGTGTGATGACCTGGGTGCCGGGCTTGATCTGGTGGTGTTTGACCTTGCCGTGAATGGTGGCGTGGGTCGCGCGGCCAAGATCCTTCAGCGTTGCGTTGGGGCAGTAGAAGACGGAGCTATTGGCCCAAAGACCATGGCTTTGGTTACGCAAGTTCCAGTGAAGCAGATGATAATTCGCTTCTCTGAACAGCGCCGTTTGTTCTATAAAGGGCTGAAAGCCTTTGAGACATTTGGGCGTGGCTGGCTTCGTCGCACTGATGAATGTGAATCCAAAGCCTTTGAAATGATAGGAGATCAATCATGAACGGTATGAAAAAGCCCAAGATGCCAAAGATGGCGCCTGATATGGGTGGTATGGCTATGCCCAAGTTTGGCTCTCGCGCCATGCGTCCGGGTGGCATGAAGAAGGGAGGCATGGCCCATGCTGATGAAGCCATGGACAAGAAGCTGATCCGCAAAGAAATTGCCCGTGCCGAGAAGATGGAAGACAAGGGCATGAAGAAGGGCGGTAAGGTCAAGATGGCTCGCGGTGGCGGCGTTGAGACCAAGGGCAAGACGAAAGGTCGTTTCGTATGAAAAAGAAATATGCCGATGGGGGCCGCACTCGTTCTGCCCCAAGCTATGAAGAAGACATGACGCCTCCTCCGGGGATGCGTAACTTCCGCCCCCGCACCCTGCCGGGTGGTGAGGAGCCTGCTGTGCGCCGCCGTGCGCCAGTTGAGATCCCATCCTATGAAGAGGACATCACGCCTCCTCGTGGTATGATGCGGCCATCCCGTGAGCCTATGCCCCTTCCGCCCATTCCCCCGCCAATGCCTCCCCGGCGTATGGCCAAGGGTGGCGCTGTTAAGATGGCTGGCGGTGGCTGCACCCGTGGTGACGGGATTGCCTCTCGCGGCAAGACCAAGGGCCGGATGATTTGAAGAAGCCGGAGAAAATTCGGAAGGTTCTGCGGGAGTTTAAGGAAGGCGATCTTAAATCATCCAGTGGGCAGAAGGTGACAAACCGGAAGCAAGCTGTGGCGATTGCGCTTTCTGAAGCCTCCCGCATGAGAGAGGGTGGGCGGGTAAAGCCTCAGAACCCAAAGCTATGGGCTGCGGCAAAGAGTGCCGCCAAGGCCAAGTTCGATGTGTACCCCTCTGCCTATGCGAATGCCTGGGCATCAAAGGAGTACAAGAAGAAGGGTGGCACTTGGCGTGGACCTGATAATAGGGTCACAAAGAAATGAAGGGCGGTCTTGGCAAGTGGTTTGGTGAGAAGTGGGTTGATGTAAAGACCGGGAAGCCCTGTGGGCGTAGCGGTTCTGAGAAGTCAAAGCGGGGGTATCCCGCTTGCCGTCCTGCTGCCGCTGCTGCCAAGATGACATCGAGCCAGAAGGCAACCATGGCTCAAAAGAAAACTGGACCAGCCCGTAAGAGTTGGCCCATAACTCCCAGCGGAAGGAAGAAGTGATGGCTGAGAAGTGGATTCAGAAAGCCATTAAGAAGCCGGGTGCATTGCGTAAATCCCTGGGCGTGAAGGCTGGGCAGAAGATCCCGGCCAAGACTCTGGCATCTGCTGCCAAGAAGCCCGGAACCATGGGTAAGCGCGCTCGCCTTGCTCAAACCCTATCAAAGCTTGGGCGTCCGTAATGACAACCTCTGGCACCGCAGTCTGGAATCTCGACATCGCTGACCTCATTGAGGAGGCGTATGAACGCGCGGGCCTCGAGGCCCGGACGGGTTATGATTTCCGCACGGCTCGTCGGTCCCTAAACATGATCTCGGCTGAGTGGTCCAATAGGGGTTTGAACCTCTGGACCGTTCAGGAGAACACCCTGGTTCTAACACCTGGGGTTAAGACGTATTCATTACCTGCTGATACCATTGACGTTATCGAGACCATGATCCGGGTAAATACCAGTGGGTCTGCTCTTGATTACACGGTGTCTCGTATTGGCGTGGGGGATTATGCCACCCTGCCAAACAAGAACACCACGGGTCGCCCCCTTCAGATTTATGTGAACCGTCAGGTCAATCCAGAATATACCCTCTGGCCTGTGCCGGATTTGCCTTACACTATCCTATACTGGACGATGAGGCGCATTCAGGATGCCACATCTGCCACCGATGTCATGGATATGCCTGTCAGGTTTGTCCCGGCACTGTCTGCTGCGTTGGCGTATCAGATTGCCCTGAAGCGGCCAGAAGCCACAGGGAGGTTGCAAATCCTCAAGGCTGATTATGAGGAGCAGTGGAAGCTTGCCTCAGATGAAGACCGTGGGCGTGAACCAGCTAGGTTTGTGCCTTGGTCTTCTTACCCGTGAGGTAGCGGTTTATGGCGGTCAAGTTTGCAAGAGGCAATAAAGCGTATGCTTTTTGTGATCGTTGTTATCAACGCGCCGACCTGAAGGATCTGACTTGGCAAGTTGTGAACCAGAAGCCAACGGGGCTGAAGGTTTGCAATGAGTGTAATGACGTTGACCATCCTCAGTATCAGTTGGGCAAGTTCCCAATCAATGATCCTGTAGCTCTTCAAGACCCACGGCCCGACATCAATCCGGGCAGGAGCCTTCCTGGCTGGAATCCTGTGGGCAATTCAGCCACCACCTCAAACGGCAATGTTGGCATTGTCAGCATTTACATCTCATAAGGACGAAGCAAATGGCTGGAGTGACAAGCGAAAACATGAAGAAGTACGGGCGGAA